ACATGCGGTTTTCTATATTAGACAACTCAAATCCAGCAGATCCTGACTATCATTTCATCCCATTGATCTTCTTGGAGAGCTTCAACAGTCCAGCCTTGGTGCTCAGGATAGGCTCAGACACTGTGCGCATGCCCATGGATTGGCAGATCTTGATAGGTGAACCTGATGTGGGTGACCTAGAAGTGTTGCCCTTGACCAGCATCAATGATCGTGGGTTCCGGGTGTTCCAGTTCAATCCCTTGACCAGCTTTAGACCCAGCTTTCCGGACATTGAAATCTTGGATGTGTATCACGAAGTCAGTTGGTATGCGCCCAAACTAAAGAATGGCCAGCTGCTGGCAGTGCCATTGACCGAAGGGGACGATCCTGAATGCGTGTATTTCGTCAAAGACATCAGCCGCAACTGTGAGATAGTGGACTACAACAAGGCATGGTAGCATGGGTCAACTCACCCCGGGTGCAACTCTTATCTATGAAAGCTATGACGGCGTGATATATGCGAGGGAAGAAGGCAGCACACAAAGGCACGTGGTGGGTCTGACCTTGGAAGCACAACAGCGTCGCGAAGGTCTGTTGGAAAATGAACTCTGGTACAAGATACGCCAAGAAGCCAACACCAATCCCACTTTACATGATGCCCTGGAACATGCTAAAATGATCTACTACTTGAGCCGACGATGACAGACCCACTTAACATCAGCAATGAAATGGCACAGTTTGATCGTAAGAACCGCGAGTTCTATGACAGCCTCACAGATGAACAAAAGAAAAAGTTCAGTCCTTACTTGATGATACGTTGGGGCAGTAGCGTACAAGGCAGCAGAGATCTACAGGAGTTCTATGTGATCGCTACCAACGAACGATTGAATCAACATTTCTTTGATATCAGTCGCCACCCCAAACTACAATGGTTACTGGCCACCACAGTAAGTCCAGGCATGGGCACACAACGACATCAATGGATCGCGCCCCGGAAGAAAGAACCTGGCGCCAGCGGTATCCGCAAACAGCTATCTGGATTGTTCCCACATCTCAAAGATGACGAAATAGAAGTATTGGCCAAGATCACAACTAAAAAAGAGTTAGATGACTACATCAGAGATCACGGTCACAGCAAGTAAGTACGCCTGTCAATACTGTCGCAAGGAGTTCGTAAAAGAAACCAGCTTGGCAGTACATGTGTGCGAAGCCAAACGCCGTAGACAAGAGCGTAGCGAACGAGGCGTGGAACTTGGTTTCCAAGCCTATCTGCGTTTCTATGAAACCACGCAAGGCAGCGCACGACTCAAGACCTTTGATGACTTTGCTGACAGCCCATACTACAAGGCCTTCGTGAAGTTTGGTCGGTATTGTGTGGCCACTCGCAGTGTGAATCCCAAACAGTTTCTTGAATGGCTGTTAAAAAACAACAAAAAGATTGATCGTTGGGCCAGTGATCAACTGTACACAGAATATCTCATACAGTATCTACAGGTAGAGAATGTAGCGGACGCTCTTGGTCGTGCTGTGGAATACGGCATAGATTGGGCCGAAAAGAATCAAAGCCAGCCACAGGATTGTTTGCGATTTGGCAACACCAACGTTATGTGTTATGCCGTGACCACAGGCAGGATATCACCCTGGGTGATCTATAACTGTGAGTCTGGACAGAAGTTTTTGAGTGAGCTCACAGCAGATCAGATATCCATGATATGGCCTTACATTGATTCGGACATATGGCAGAAGAAGTTCCGAGACTATGTTGCGGATCAAGAGTATGCCAAAGAAATACTTAAACAAGCAGGATGGTGATGGAACAGTTGATGTTATTGCTGTTGGTTTTGCTACAAGCCAAACACTGGTATGTTGATTTTGTAGATCAGAGCCTGGAAGAAATAGAGAAGAAAGCCGTCTACGGTCACTGGCGTGGCATCATGCACAGTCTCAAACACAGTATCGGCACCATGTTATGCGTGGGTTGTGTGTTGGGTCCTTTGTATTGGCCACTGAGTGTGATGCTGGGTGTGCTGGATGGGGTGATACACTACCACGTGGATTGGATCAAGATGAACTGTGCTGCCCGCAGCTACGAAGAGTCTGGATTCTGGGCACATTTTGGGTTGGATCAAATGGCACATCAGTTGACTTATCTCTTTCTGGTGTTTATAATCACACTATGAGCGCGAACATACTTTATTGCAACAGTGATAGTTATGGTGTGCTCACCGATACTCCAGATGGCAATCGTTATTCAGATTACCTTGGGCAAATGATCAAAGCCGAACAAGTGATCAACAATGGTTTGCCTGGATCCTGTAACCAACGCATCATACGCACCACTGTTCGTGATCTATTACAGATAAAATCTCAAAACGCCAATAGCAGCATCTTGGCTGTGATTTGTTTGGGCGGTTTATATAGGAACGAATGGTGGGATCCAGATTTCAAACCACCTTTCTGGTGCCAAGATGGTCATTTCCAATCATTCCAAGTTGCAGGCTTTTCAACACCTATAGAAAAACACAAAGAACATTATCAGTACGCTAAAGAATGGTATAGAGTTTTTGTCGACGAGGCCGAACAAACAAGTTTATTGATGTGGTTGAACCTGTTGACCGCTTGGTTGCAGACCAATGGGATCAACTATATTATATTTGCTGGTAACACAGTGACCTACAAAAAAATTGATTATGACAGCATATTTGTAAAAGATTTTGCTACCACAGTGGCTGCTGACGTTCGTATACTGCCTTTCCATGATTTTTCGTTTGCTAGTTATTGTGTGCAGCAAGGATTCAAACCATACGATTTTGATCAATATCAAAATAATGGTCACCATGGTGATCTAGCCCACAAAAAATTTGCAGAGTATTTGTTCTCCCATTACAAAAAGATACAAACATGAGCGCAGATATCGATATTGATGTACCCGATAGAACAGCGATACTACAACTGATACAGCACACGGCTGCAATGCAACTGCATCAAGGTCAACCCCGACGTCACAACTCGGGCATCTACATCACACAAATCCCACAAGATATCGTCAACGGTTGTGCGGCCATAGACTATGAAGCAGCAGAAACACGTGGCTACTTCAAGATAGATCTGTTGAACATGGGTGTATATAATCTAATCAAGTCACCGGAGCACTATGCTGAAGTATTGGCTGTAGAGCCACCTTGGTCGAGACTGTGGGAGGATTCTGCTTGGGCTAGCCAACTAGTGCATGTGGGTAACTACACAGCATTGTTGGCCAGTATGAAGCCAGACAGCATACCCAGGATGGCAGCATTTATCAGTGTGATTCGTCCAGGCAAAGCACACCTGCAGAATCGTCCTTGGACAGAAGTGTTTGAATCAGTATGGGATGGGGACGAGAGCCGGGGCTATATGTTTAAAAAGAGCCATGCCATCAGTTATGCAGCCTTGGTGGCGCTGCACATGAACTTGACTAGTCAAGCCGCCGAACCAGCGTAATACTCTTGCGTTTGCTTTTTCTGCGGGCTATGTCCATCAAGCTACAAGCGGGACCGTGTAGGATTTCTAGATCTTTGTTGCTGAAAGTGCGTAGGGTTATGCGGAACTTGTCCCACTCCCCGCGCAGGAATATGTTTATGGGTATGCTGCGATTGCTTTCCCACCACCAAACAGCAGCAAGTTCCAAAAACTCCAGCTTTTCCTCTTGTGTGATGATACTGCCAAAGTCATAAATGGTAGTTACTGCATCATCTTTGTTTTGCACCACGCCCACGTATTCTTCGTTGGCGTATATACACAAGGTTATAAAGGGGTACTTGTCAGCGAGTTTTTGAAAGATATCATTGCCCATAAATATTAACGAGGATTCCTATGTATTCAACCACCGTTTACTTATACCAACAGATAACCAAAGTTTTGTTAGTTGACACCAGTGGTGGATACTTTACAGCGAGGTACGATTCAGTGTATGCAAAAACTCTAACCGTGAACAAGGGCGTGGACAACGTACTATTGTTCGAATTCATAAACCAAGAAGAGAAGCCTGTGAACATCACCGGAAGCACCTTTGTGTTCCGCTTGATGAATCAAACAGGTGATCAACTGCTGCTGGAAAAACCCATGGTCACACTGAGTGCCACACTGGGCAG